ATAACAATTGATTGGAATAATGCATTCGTATGGCTATAAACTCACCAAAGAAGATTCAAAGACAGATTAAGAGGAGTATATATATCATCGTTTTTTCTTATCATTCTTTTATGAAAATTATCACGGTGTTTTATGGCTTCATCATATGTTATTTTATGCTTCTTCGCCATGAAAGAATAAATAATAAAATCATTGTATTCTGCACTACCAAATTTTATATACTTGCCATCTGGTCTTCTAATTTCTAATTTGTGTTTATTGTCATCTGAGAACCTTAAAGTTTTCCAATCATAATTATAATACATTGCTTTAACTTGGACGGCTTGTAAATATTTTTTGGAATTAATATTTTTTAATAATAGTTCTTCTTCAAAAGTAAGCATATTATATAATTACTTTAGATATTATTTTTGATATTTGAAACAGGGATATTTACAAATTATATTATTATTTTTCTTTATACTCATTGTATTGATAATCATATCATTACATATTGAACATTGAACATGAAAATGTTTATTACAGCAATAGTCACAACAATAAAAGTTATTATATAAAGATATATTTAAATTAACTAATTCATGACTATTAATTAAGTTATCATGATTTAAACAAAAATATATTTTACATTTCTTACATAAAGAAATAATATCTTTATTATTACATCCAAGTATGCAACATTTAATATTTCTATTCATTCTATACAATTACATTATATAATTTATTCTTTGTCCAATTGTCTTATTTGTAAATTTGGACTTCTTTCTGTGCTTTTATTGTCAATTGATATATGAACCTCTTGGGGTTTTGTTTCTTGATGTTGAGTATTGTTGTGATTTTCTTCAAAATTTAATTGATTTTGTTCAATACTTACATTTCTATCAACTTCAATACAACAGCATTTGATACGGCTACATTTAGATTGGAAACATGCCATACTAAGCAATTTTATTATTATTGCTAAACTACCACCAACTGTGGTTATTATTGCGATTAAATCACCGATCGGAATCATTATATAATAATGTTATATAATAATTTAAAATAAATTGTAAGAAGATTATGAAACTGTTTGTAGTTGGAATTTATTCACGTTATTACTTCCTCTTATTGCATTTGCGTTGCCGAGAGTTGCATTATTCTGATAATATAATGTTATCATTTGGGATGGAGTACCAAACGCACCATCTTGAATTGCAAAATTCGAACTTGTAGTCCCCGAAAGGAAAAACGAACAATATAATACTACAATTCTATTAACAGATGAGAAGGCATTACTTAAAATACCTGATGCTTGGATATTAGAACTTTTATTTGTTGAAGATGTATATATAAAACCACAATTAGTAAAAGTATAAGTCCCTGTTACTGTAGCTTCAATCAAAACAATAGGTGGTACATTTGCCGATGAATTACCGCTTTCAAATTTTACATTGTTTATAGTATCACAAGTGCAAGTACCACTTAGACGTAGAACAGATTGCACTCCTTTTGCACTAAAATAACAGTTATTGATTATAACTTGACCCACTGTAGCACATTCAACAAGGGGTGATGTGCCACTTGAACCTCCTGACAATATAATAGTATTAGTTATTCTAAGTCGTGAATTTTCTGCCAATCCCGCATTAAAATATAAACCTCGCCCTGAACTATTATCATCTGCGTATATATAACAGTTTTCTATATTTAAAATTGAACTAGACTCAGAAACAAAGGAAACAAGTGAACCAATCAGAAACCCTGAAATATTGACACAATTATTAAACATATCATTACCGCCAGAATTAACATTTATTGTTACACTTCCCGAGATAACACAGCCAACTGAAGAAGAAAATGGAGAAGTTCCCATACCTATCAAATGAACTTTTTTAGTGATTGTTATGGACTCGGTATAATTACCAGGTAAGACAACAATATATCTATAAGTGTTATTAGCATCACTCTCAGAAACGGCTATAGCGTGTTGAATCGTTTGAAAAGGAGTTTCTATATTTCCGTTGGCTTGTGTGTCTGAACCATTTGGTGAAACATAATAAGTATTTTGGGGTCTATATTGGACGAATACTTTTTCACAGTAAATATCATTAACAGTTGAAATGTCTTTATATTCTAAATTTAAGTTATCTTTGATTCTTATTTCACCATCGTAACCACTAATAGATTGAACTGAATTTAACGCAAAATTATTTATATTCAGATTTTGAACTGCATCAAATGTAGCCCATTGAGAAGCATCTGCTGGGTCTCCTTGTTCGCCAGTAGCACCAGTAGCACCAGTAGCACCAGTAGCACCAGTTGCTCCAGTTGCCCCAGTGTCGCCTTTTTCGCCTTTTTCGCCTTTATCGCCTTTTAATCCTTGTTCGCCTTGTAATCCTTGTTCGCCTTGTAATCCTTGTTCGCCTTGTAATCCTTGTTCTCCTTGTAATCCTTGTTCGCCAGTAGCCCCAGTAGCACCAGTAGCACCAGTAGTCCCTGTATCGCCTTTATCACCTTTATCACCTTGTAATCCTTGTTCGCCTTGTAATCCTTGTTCTCCTTGTTCGCCAGTAGCCCCAGTAGCACCAGTTAAGCCTGTTGCCCCAGTTGCTCCAGTTGCCCCAGTAGCACCAGTTGCACCAGTTGCCCCAGTATCGCCTTTTTCACCAGTTGCTCCTGTTGCTCCTGTTGCTCCTGTTGCTCCTGTTGCTCCTGTTGCTCCTTGTTGTCCTGTTGCTCCTGTTGGTCCTTGTTGTCCTGTTGCTCCTGTTGCTCCTGTTGGTCCTATTACTCCTCCCGATTGTTCTAAATCTACTAATCGTGATTCATGATCATCAGTAACATCCTTTACTTCCTGAGTTTTAGATTGAATATGTGCATGTAAAGCATTACCTGACTTCAAATTTAAATTGTTATCAAATTCCATAACTTTATTTCCAAGTTTATTTTTTACAGTATATGTTCCTGTTGTTGGATGAAGTTCATGGGTTATTTCATAATCATCTTCATGTAATTTTAAACTATTTTTTACCTCTACATTTTCTAAACTTAATTTAGAATTTGAACTGAAAATATTTCTAAGTGCCATTTATATAAATATTACTTATATTTTATTTTTATTATAATATCAAAATATTATATTAATTTTATGTCATGTTCTGAAATAATAAAATTCGGACTATGACGATAAATACATACCCATCTGGACGGCATTTTTTTAATAATATTTATTTGTTTTGTTTCAAGACCACAATGATGACCTAATAAATATTTTAGAGCTGACATCGGGGCAGTTGATGGATAAACTACAACATGAGTAGCCTCATTAAGCATTAATCTTGTTGCTTTAAAATTTGAATGTAGATGATTTGCAATACAAATATTTATATTATGATGACGCCCCATACTTGAAATATCATTTATAAGACCTATTATGATACTATACATTTTCTTATCAGTAGTTTCAAATCCTTCATAATCATCTATTAATACTAGTGATTCTGAAAATTCAATTGCATTTGGTAATTCTTCTAAAAACGAATCAGTTTTAACTCTTTTTATAAATTTTAATGCATCAAGTGTTTTATCTTCATTCAGTTTTGAAATTAAATATACTTCTCTTTTAGGATAAATCTTTTTATAATTAGTTGCTATTTCCTTCATAAAATAACTTTTACCGCTACCACTTGCACCATATAGATAAAATAGTTGAAATTTATCAAATTCAGGCATAACACATATTTTACCATCATCCAATACAATTTCATCATCTTTATTTTCATTCTCTAATACATGCTTATACATTGGTTTTAATCTATTATCAATAATATCATCTTCTTGAAAACCTTTATAAAATGCTTCTTCTAATTGAACTAACATTTTTTGTCTTTCTGATGGTCTAAATTGTTTTAAATCTTTTTCGTATATTTTAGGTGAAAAATGTTTAATAAATTCAGGTTTTTTCTTTATTTTTCTGTCATTTTCTTCTAATTTAATGAATTCTCCGTCATTATCACCACCATTTATTTTTGCTATTATTCTATCCTTCTTGTCATATTTCTTTGTTATTGAAAAACTATACATGATATATATTTGTTATATATATTATTTTTTATAAAAATTGTAATAAACTTATTCTTTAAACCAAGATCGACCTCCTTTTAGTTTCAGTCTTGGATTATCTTTTAATACTTCAAAAGCCTTTGTCCTGAATGCTTTAACATTGGTTTCATTACCTCCTTTAGTAATTACAGACCATTTACTGTAATCAATATTGAGTTTCGTCAGTAAATTAACAAGTGCTACTTTACTCTGTTTTTCAATAAATTGTTCTTTATTTCTAAAATAGTCAGTGCCATTTAGTAATGTTATTTTATTAGTAGTTGAAGTGTATTCGGTCGTTTTATACAGTGGTTTTTCCGTCATCGTTTCATCTGTTTTTGGTTTTATATTTGGTATCGACATTGGTTCAAACATATCAACTGGTTTAATAGTATCATCCATTTTCTTATCTACATCAGCTTCAAATATTTCCGCTAAGTTATCAAGAACAGTATCGGCTTCTTCTGCTTTAATTTCTGGTACCCCTTTATCATCTATCATTACTTCCGGTTCTATTGGTAATCCTCCTCTTTCTAATGCATCAAGTTCATCACTAACAATAATATATTCAGCTTGAACTGCATTAAGTCGGCGATTATATTCCAGTTGTTCAATTATATTTTGTCTCAGTTGTAAAAATTCTGGTTTGGTTTTTAATGCGTTAAAAAAATTTTCATTTTCTTTACCATCTTCTATGCTTTTTCTATAATTTTTTAACCTATTAGATTTATTCTGTTGTTTTCCATCAAGTAACCTAAGAACTTCAGTTCGCAATGATGTATATTTACCTTCTAAGCTATCTATGAAATTTACAATAATCTCGTTTTGTTTTTCTAATACATTGAGTTTTCCTCTTAATTCGTCTATTTTTTCATTTTGTGCATTTCGTTCTCGTTCTTCTTGCTCCAATTTTTGCCGTCTTTTTTGCTCTTCCAAGTCTGATTTCTTCCGTTTTTCTACTTCAATTTGTCTTTCTAACTCGGCTTGTTGTCTTAATAAATCTTGTCTTTCTGCTTCTTGTTGGTCTCGTTGCATTTGTTCATATTCTTGATTTTGTGCATATTCTTGAAATTTAATTGCTGATTTTTCTTGTGGTTCTTTTGTGTTCCATTCAACATCTTTCATTGTTTTTTTAATATTTTGTAATTCATCTAATTGCTGTTGTAATAATAAATATTGTCCGCCCATTTTGTCTTGTTTTGATGTTTTTATTTCTTCTTCAATTGATTTTATTTCTTTACTCAATTCTTTCAAGTAAGTTGTATCTATTTTTTTGAATGAAATATTCTTAACATCTTGCTCTAATATCTGTTTTCTTTCATCGCTTGTTGTTCCTTTAGCAATTGCTTCTAACATTTTATTTATTATTTGGATTGAGTTATTAACTATTTTTATCATTAAATCTAATACTGATGAATCTTTACGACTATAACTTCTTACAACATTAGCGGTTTCATCTAAATCTAAAGTATCTTTTACATCTTCAAAATATGATTTATATCTTTCTAATAAATCAGAACCAAATTTATATGTTTGTGTTTGAATAAGTTTATATAGTTTATATAAATCATTAGTCATTGTTAAATCAAATACACCACTACTAATTTTTTGAATAAAATCGCCAATAACTTGATTAACTTCTTGGACTACTGCGTTACTCGAACCAATACCTAAATTAATATCAACTTCTTGAACTGGTTGATAACTTGTTGCATTTAATTGTGCCATTCTTTCAGCTAATAATTTATTTTTCAATAAATCTGTTTTACCTAAATTTGTTTGACTAATTAAATAATCACTATGATTTAATTTATCATGATGATGTGATTTAATACTATCATAATTCTGTTTTATTTTTCCTTTTGTTAAATCATCATGATACTTCGCTACATCCACTCGTTTTGATTCTCCGTAATCAGTTCTTAATTTCTTTTCAGGTCGCTCAAGTTCTAATGTTCTCGCTTTCACTAATTTATAAAATGACATTTATATTATATATTACTAACATATAATATTTTTATAGTGTAAATAATTATTATTTATTTTGACTTTTGAATAAATCACTCGCCTCTTTCATTGTCATTTTACCATTTTTCATATGTTTTCCTATGAATTCAGCTCTTTTTCGTAGGGCTTCTGGTAGTTTGCGTGAAGATTTAGATTTAGATTTAAGTCCGCCTCCTGTTTTAAGTCCGTAAGCCATTTGTTGCTCTGGCATTACTGCCATTGGTTCATCTTTTTTCTTTCTCATTTCATCAACACCTTTTTTAATTTGTCCATATGCTTTATATCCTTTAGTCGCAATAGGTATAGCTTTGTCTATAACACTATATGCTTTATTTGCAAAACTTAAAATGTTTGCAAGTCTTGGAAAAAATCCACCTTCTAACATCTTTTGTTCTGCTTTTGGATGTAAATGTGGGTGTAAAAGATCTTGTAATGCTCCTGCTGACATTGCACCAGCAGTAAGTTTCGCACCATGCATTTTTTCAGCATGTAAGTTTAATTTCATTGAACCTCCTGTTCTTGCCATGTTTAATATATACAATACATTTATATTTTATTTTATAGTGTAATTTTATATTATAAATGAATTTTGATATTTTGCAATCTTATGCAATGAGTAATACAGATATATTTAAAATAATTGGTAAATCAACAGTAATAAAATATCCTGATTTAGCAAATAAAAAGAGTATTTTTGAGTGTTTTGATAGTCGTAATAGATGTGTTATATTCTTTGAAACTGTTTCAAATGGTGTTGGTCATTGGGAATGTATGTTTTATAAACCATCTACAAAGACTATTCATTTTTTTGATAGTTATGGTATTAAACAAGACGGTGCGGAGAAATTTATTAATCAAAATACTGCTGTAAATCTCAAAGAAAATAAACCATATTTAACAAAATTAATAAATGATGCAGTTAGTAAAGGTTATAAATATGAGTATAATATTCATGATTATCAACAATGGAAAGGAAATGTTGAAACTTGTGGGAAACATGTAAGCAATAGATTATTAAATATGAATATGGATAATGATGAATATTATAAGTATATGTTATCCATGAAGCAAAAATTAGGAGTTGATAATTTTGACCAAGTTGTAGAAGAAATTATATTTAAAATTCTCGGAAAATAAAATATACACTATAATATATAATACAAATGAACCCAGATATTATTTATTACAATTGTAATTTAATTACTCAAAAATTACACCCTACAGACGAAGACCAAATATGCAGATACGAAGAAAACAGACCTGACCCCATCGTAAAAAATGCTTCTGATTATCAATTTTCTTTAATTCGTGCTTCTATAGATTCGTCTAATATACCTTGTTTTATTCCTAAAATTGTAAGTGGTGGAAATGTTAATTTAACGACTTATTCAATATCAATGTCATTAAGTTTAAATATAAATGGAACTATAACAACTACACAAATCTTACAACCTTTACTGTATGTATGTAGAAATAAATATGTCAGTCAAGTTCCAAGTGTTGCGGGTGCAGATACTCCATATTATTATGTATTTGATTTACAACATTTTGTCGATATGGTCAATACAACATTAAAAAGTCTTTATTCAACATTACAAATCGGTGCAGGTGTTTCTTTTATTTCTCAATGTCCGAAAATGACTTTAAGTGGTAATACATTCAGTATATATTTTGATGCAAGAGGATGGGGTGGCGCAGATAGCACAGCAACAGGAAGCCAACAAGAAGCATTTCAATTATATTTTAATGATGATTTAAAAAATTTGCTTCGTAATTTCAATTTAACATATGCATATGATAGTTCTGGTATGAATTGGAATTTAGTTGTGTCTAATAAATTATCAAACAATCAGACAATAAACGGAGTTTTATATTATGTTGAATCACAAAGTTATAGTAGTTTATCAACTGTTTTCAGTCCTGTTAGCAGTATTGTTTTTATGAGTAATATGGGTATTTTAAACGAGTATATTGGACAGTTGCAAATTTTAAATAATAATTCTATAACAACTAATCAATCTAACAACATTGAAAATCAAATTATGGACATTGCTTTATCCGTCGATAATCCGATGGACTACTCATCACAAATTCAATATGTGGCGTCTGTATTCAGATTTAGCGAAATAATAGGAAAAGAAATTAGAACTATTAGTATAAGTGTATATTGGAAAAATAAATATAACGGAATAAATTATCCTGTTTTGTTGTCAGATGGTTGCGGATTTAATGCTAAATTATTGTTTCAAAAAAAGAAATAAATATTGAAAATAGAAAAGAATAAATATAAATTATTTACAAAATATTATTTTATATAACTATAATATATAACAATATGGAATTTGAAAAAGTCAATTCAATTGATTCACGATTAGTGAATGAAATGGCAAAAGTAGAGATGCAACGTGGTCCTGCCTCTGTTAGTAAAAATGTCGCTGCAGTTACTGGGGGTACTGTAAATTTGAACTCATTACAGTGGAACATCCCAATTACTTCATCAGGTTTAGCAGTTGATACTCGCTGGTATGTTGAATACGATTTGGATATTACTGTCCCTGTCACTGTTTTATCTGCTAACATTGTTAACCCTAATCCTATATTATCAGTAGGTACTAATATTTGTCAAGATGCTTACCCGTTAGCGTCTCTAATGGGTCAATCATCAGTTCTTATTAACGAAAAACAAGTGTGTTCTTATGATATTTCTCAATACAGACAACTCTTATTACGAACTATTGACAGCCAAAAATTAAACCCAGACCAAACTTGTCCGTCTCTTGTCGAGCAAGGTATAGCATTTTATCCATCTGCTTATCTTACTCGTGCAAATCCTATGTCGTCTTATGCTGATGCAGATTTTGGGGCGTCATTCGTGCCTAATGGGTCTTATCCTATTGCATTTTCAGCAATTAATACAGCCAGTGCAAGTATTAATGATGTTGTAAATATTGTTTGTACCGTAAAAGGGTATGAGCCTCTTTTAATGAGTCCCTGCAACTGGAATTCATCAAAAGAAAATGATGAATCATGTCCTTTCTACGTCCGAAATATTCAAATCAACTGTCCTTTATCGTCTGCAAATCGTTTTTTCCGTTTCAATACTGCTGTATCATCAGGAACTACTACTTTTACTGTAGGTACTCCAACTTTAACGGCATTCAGAACTGCAAATTTACACTACTTCACATTAGCCCCTCCACTTCTAGAGGGTTATCGTCTTCCTTCTCAATCAATTCACCATACATATGACATAGTAACTAATAGCGTTTCAGGTAAAGCATTTACAGGAGGAGCCGCCCCAACTGTTGGTGTTGCATTAGAAACACAAGATATTCAACTAACTAACCAAAATTTGAGTGGTATGCCAACCTATATTGTTTTAGGAGCAATGAAAGACAAAAACGCATATACAGCCGATCAAGCGTCTTTCTTCTTCCCCATTCAAAAATTAGTCATTTCTAACTCCAATACTCAGAATATTTTGGCTTCTTATAATGCTGTTGATTTATTCAATATGTCAAGAAAGAACGGATTAAAGACTGATTATGTGTCGTTTTCTGGCTCTGCCAACGTCGTAAGTTATACAAATGTGGGAGCATTGAAACCATCTTCTGTAGTTCAAACCTGTTCCGCCCCTATCATCATCAACGTAAAAGACTTAGAACTACCATACAACGTCACTAACTCGTCATCTGGCAATTTTGTATTCAATTTTACTGCTACTGTGGCTAACTCTGAATTTAAAACTGGTAACTATCTGACTGGAACACCCATTTTGAAGGCAATGTTTATATATGATGAATGGATTGTATCAGACTCACAAACATTATTAACAGATATTAAACGATCTTTCTTATCTCCATCTGCTCCTTTGGAATCTGCTCCCATTAAGTCATCTAATGAGGAAGTTAATGAAGTTGTTGGAGGTACATTACATAAAATGAAATCATATAGCAAAGGTGCATCTAATAACATCTCAAAATCTCAAGCAGTAGCCAAATTATCCAAACGACTTGCATATTAAATGCAATTTTTTAAAATAAATATATAATATCTATTTCTATTATATAATGTCTTTAGCAAATATTTATAACCAACTTCAACAACAATTTCAAGTAAATAGCATAGATGCGGGAAATATTGAATTGCATGATGTCCCTATTTCTGGGGGTGGTGGCGGTTCTGTCGGCACTTTATCACAAGTTTTAAACACTGGTTCAAATGCAAATAATCAAAGTATTACAAATTTAAATGGTGTTCAAATGAATGGATATTTACAATTAACAAACAGTTCAATCAATACAGTTCAATTAAATACAGGTGGTAATTCTTGGCAATTGGTTACATCAAATGGTGAATTTTTTATTCAAAATTATGTGAATTCTTCATTAGTTTCATCATCATTTCAAATTGATAATGATGGTAATGTATTAATAGGAAATACTGAAACAACAACACCATATTTATATGTTATGGGGGGAAATGGTCCTGGACGAGTTTATGATACTATTTATAATCCTTTACCATCTAATCCATCAGGCTCAAGTGCTGTTATTTATAATCAAAATTATATAATACCATCTACAAATGTAACATCTGCAATTGTTGGTAATACTAATACAGGTGTATTAGCGAACTTTGTTATATTAAAAAGATTAACAAATAATTATGAAGATAGTTCGCATTTTGTTTTAAATATAAATAGTATTGTTTGCACTTTAAACAATTTTCAAGCAAGTATGTTTTATTTAGATTTAGCATTAATCTCAAATCGTAATGGCGTTTTAACAGCAATTACTCAATCTGATTTAAACAAAAACTTTGCAATTCCACGATTTAGTCAACCAAATTACAATGATGGCGACCCTTTTACAATTTCAGATTTTCAAATTGAATTTTATGATAATTCAGGTATTAATGATTTAATGCTTGTAGCATATTCTAACGGGATATCAGTTCAAAATGTCTTAAATATTACAAAAATAGACATGAATCTACGAGCCGATAATATAGGAGTATATAACAACTTAGCAAATATTACGAGTTAATTTTTATAGTGTAAATTTATTATATAATTCTATTTTATATAATAAATGATTAAATCCAAACAGATAAAAGGCGGTAGAATACCCCAATTAATCATTATTTATATTTTTGCTATTTACAAACTTAATGTGAGCGTTTGATTTAAAATGTCGTGATTTGTGATTACATTGCACATCTACGCCACATTCGCACGTAAATATTGTCTTCTTTTTTTCACTAATTTTTTCAGCATTATTGACTCTATATTGTTTTTGAATTTCATAAATTTTGGCTTTATTTTCATTTCTATAATCTCGCCTTATTTTCAAGCAATGTTCGTGATTTTCTTTGTAATACATTGCATTTGTTCTTCCTGGTTTTCTTTTATTAACACAATCAATGCTTTCAATATAAAATCTTTCTCTTGCATTCAGTTCATCTTTATTATTGCATGGGAAATTTTCAATAAGATATATTTTACAATCATCTTCATCATCTTGAAATACTTCAACTGACGCTGTATGTTGTTTTGAATTATCTGTTTTCCATATTTTATACTCGTATTTATGCTTACCTTTTCTCATTGCTAAACTTGTTGTTGTACTTCCAATATAGCATAGTGTTCCTTCTGTATTCACAATCTTGTAGATTTTTCCATTTTTGAAATCTGGCATTTTCTTTTCTATTCTTTTCTATTATAATATATTCTTTATTTTTTAAATCATTTTTTACACTGTTAAATTTATTATATAATTCTATTTTATATAATAAATGTTTAAATCAAAACAAGTAAGAGCAGGAAAACTGCCAAAAGAACAATATGAATTAGCAAAGAAGAAAGAAGCTGAAAGAATTGCAAGAATAGAAAAAGACCCGCGATATATTCAGAAAATGGATGAAGAACTATTAAATGAATATGACTTTGATTATCAGGGTCGTAAAGAAATGGCTCAGAAAAGACAGAAGGCGATGCAATCAAACCCGAGATTATATGAGGCTTGGAAAAGACAAAACGATAAGCGAAATGAGGAATTTAAAGCACAACAAGAATACGAAAGAGAGCAAGAAAGATTAAGGGAAGAAGCCGAAGAGAAAGCACGACGCAAAGCATCAGATCCGCTATCAAATATATTAAGTGGTCTTTCAACTGTAGCATCATTAATCCCTGGTGCTGGAAGTGCTATATCAACAGGTCTTGATGTCTTAAACGAAGGTCAAAAATTCATTAGAGATGCAACTGGGGGAAAATTAAACAAACGAAAACCAAAAGTTAAAGGTGCGGGACTGTTTGATATTTTCACTCCTAATAAATCTTACAACAATGTATCAACAAAAACAATGAAACAATATGGAGATTTTCCAGTTATCCAATTACGAATAATGCGAACTCCGATTATGAAAATATTAAACACAGTAATTAACGTTATTTCATTAGGAAAATGGAACGATTTATTAAAAAAACATAGTTATGATGATTTATTTCATTTGGCTTTAGTTGCTACAGTGCAAACACCGACAGAACAAAAACAAATCGTTATGGAGAAAAATGAAGTTATAAATATATCAACAAAATTCACCGTCAATGATAAAACAGAAACTTTAGAAGTTCCTTTAAATGGAAAAGAAACAACTGTTAATAAAATGTTGGCGGATGGATTGCAAACAGTTGGCGTTGATAAATGGTTTTTATATCATCCACTAAACAATAATTGCCAGTCGTTTATTTCATACATTTTACAGACATTGGGACTATATAATATGCAAACAAGAACGTTTTTATATCAAAATATGGAAGCAATAAAACAGGAATTACCAAGTTATGTAAAAACCATTATGAAGGCTACTACCGATATAGGAGCAGTAGCATCAAAGTTAATGGGTAAAGGTTTAGAAGGCGGCTATCAAATACACTCTGTAAAGGTGAATAAAAAAGTCCCATTTGAAGAAGCATTAAAGCATTTTCATAATATTACAAAAAATAATAAGAAATCTTACTATAAAGAAATGAAAAATCACTACAACTTTCGCAATATTCCAAAGACCAAATTTGAGGCTAAATCATATAGAACCAAGAAAATAAATCCACAAATATCAATAATATTCGGCAAGTTAAAGAATTAAATTCTATTGAATTCTTCTTCAAGTTTATCAATTTCATCTTGTTGTGTTTTTATTGAATTCATATAATCTATATGTTTCATTGTTGTAAAATGTCGTAATTTTTGAACATTACTACATAAAGAACCGCATTCACATGTATATTTTAT